ATCTCCTGAGGACTGGAAAGCCATGGAGAAATGGTTCACCTGGCCTGGTGGCAATGTTGAAGAGTATAAACTCCGCAAAGGTCTTTGCTACGGCAACGACATCAACGGAGCGCCAACTACTCTTAAAGACGGCACTCAGGTAATCACCGACACAATTGGTGTATTTACACAGGTGAAGTTCTTCACGCCAGAGGCAGACGGCAGCCTCAAACCACACTATGTGGCAGGCTTAGGCCTTGAAGAACAAGGACGCAGAATGGAAGACCGCTTCTACAAGGTTCCAGTCAATCCAGTGGCACAAAACCCCACACAGAGCGTTGACGAAAACAACGAAGACGGAAGCGCAGCAAATCCAGCAGACCCATTCTAAACAACAGCCGCCAATCATTTGGTCGAGACCCACTAATCAGTGGGCCTTCGGCCATTTGATACTCGGGGGAACCGCTAGACCGCAATACGGATAGCAAAATTAAGTCTGCATTTTACAAGAGTTTATCAATTAAACTAATTCAATATTGCAGACATTTATTCATTCAACCAATTCAATTATGTTCTCCAATTTCAAAGAGCGTGGTTGATACTGCGCTCACAAATGAGTGTATGCAGGACACCAACAACTAACCATTCATAGTTGCGTGTTATACCAAACTGCAAGAAGAGGTGAATGGTGGGTACCACAGTGCTACGTGTAGCACATCCAATACGAACAAGTTCCAAAATGCGATAAGTGGGTAGCATGAGGAAAATCATGCGGGCGAGATAGAAATATCAAACCCGCTTTTGTTTGAAATCAATTCTAAAACAATATACGATATGCAAATCACATTTACAAAAATTCACTGGAGAAGTCAAGACGACTCCGATGTATTCAACATGCATGCGATAAAAAGTATAATGTTGGATACTACGCGTGGTGTCATAACCATTGAGGGAGCAACAAACACATTTTCAGCACCGTATTGTGAATTAACATATGGAGGTGGAGTTACTCATTTTGAGTTACTAACAAAACATCCGTATGAAAACAGGTATATAAATATTGCCCTGTTTGAATCCACAAATGCAGTATGTGTTGCAAACCACTCATCGAATGTTCCAAAATGGTTTGAATACAAATGCAACACGTACGTACACGTGTAACTATAAACCCTGAGTTAAATGTGCTGTACATTGTCAGCCACTTTGCCGGTCACCGTCATTGCAATATTGCACCGAGACACAGACACTAAAGTGAACCGACCTTGGATAAGGTTGCTCAGGGTTTTAATCTGACAAACCATAATACTCAATATATATGGAAAAAACTCAAATTATCCAAGCTTTACTCGAAACCATGCTAGGCATGGCAATAGGGACAACTCTGTTATGTTTAATCTATTCAATGCCTTAGTATGACGTACGCCAAAAGTAGTATTAGAGTAGGAAACACAGAGTATGTTAGAGAAACAACACGATGGGCAGGCCACACGCACGTCGTAAATATCCCTGTTTATAAGGGATAACTAAACAGATTCTACACGCTGTAAAGATGTAGCCCTCTTTTGAATATCAAATTCTAAAAATATAAATATGAGACGCAGATTTAGCCCAAATGCAGTGGCATCATCAGATGGTGACCACACACGCATATCACATGACCGACGTGCAGGGACAACAGGTCGTAAAACAAAGAATATCTTCGCTAAATGTGGGAATATCAAAGTGCTTGTCACGCCAAGACAGGCTATGATGTTAGCGAAACAACAAACAATCGCCTCATTTTAGTTATTTAAATTCTACATTAAAATACACTGGTTCGTGAGAATAGGTGTATTTGTATTTAAGGTGTTTAATGCAGCCAATAATGACGGTGACAAGCCCGAAGAGAGAATGCAGAGTCAAATACCTGTCAGCTTTTGACAAATTACTGTCTCAGTTTACCTAAAAACAGAGGCTGTAGAGTACACGAATCGTAATCGTGGTGAATGCTCCAAATCAAAATGAACATCATTGTATCATGTGATTCACAGCATGGATAGTATTTGACATTTTAGTCGACAGAATGTTGAATATAACAATGCGCCGAAAGCAGGTGGATAAATGCTATTGTGCCCTTAGGAAAGGCACAACTGTGTATTGTACTATGCACAGTTATATTTTAATCATGCGGGGAATTGTATGTTGTGTATGTAACAACCTTTTCCCCGCTTTTCTATCGACAATATCATTCATCCAATCATAGGTTGTTATTATTTTATTGAAGAGCTGCAGTTCGTGAGAATGTACGGCTCTTTTGGAAGATTATTCATTTTTTAACTATATAGCCGTATGAATGAGTATTTTCCGGAAAGCGAACCAGTAGACATGAAAATGTCTCCATCGTTGGAGTTAGTACATCCTATCAATAGATGTACAAATGACTAACTGGTTCAAGAGGTGTGTGCAACATGGTGTTGTATGCACCTCATTTATAAGAGAATGTGTGTTTTAACAATAATATTAACTAAATCATTTATCAAAAATGGCAAAGAAAATCGTACTTTCTAGTACGGAAGTTACAAGAGCGTCAAACGCTCTCAAAGACTTCCACGTTGAACATGTACTGGTAAGTTATCCTGAACACCAAAAGGAAAACAGACCTGCAACATTGTTCATTGTTGTATTAAACAAAGATCTCAATCTTGCGAAAGAGGCAATTGCTGAAGCAAAACTGTCTATTCTCAAGATTAAAAACTCTCGCCACTATGAAAAGTTAGCACTTAAACATCAGCATTACCAGCCTAAGTTTACGTGTAAATGTCGTCACTGCGCAAAAGAGTTCACTTCCGCTGTAAAAGAAGCCGTGTGGTGTTCTCCTAAGTGTAAGCAGGATTTCAGAAACGCTAAAAAGAAGGAGGTTGTATGAAAAAGAAAAGGTTATTTCCAATGGGAATATCTGAAGCATTTAAACAAGTATTAGCATTTATTGCATTAATACTCGTAATATTTGCAATGTGCTTTTGTGCTGCAATCATATCTAGTTGTAGCTCCCAGAATGTTCATGCGGCATCACAAGAAGAGTTAATCTTTGAACTCAAGTGTAAGCTTGAGAATCAAAAGAAATTAACTCGTGCGTATGAAAACGTACTTCACGAAGTTTGGCTCGACAAGCCAAGCTATGTGGAAGATGCTCTTTCTGAGTCTGACGCATTTTGCAATCTCAATGAGATTATGGGTGAAACAGATGTGTTTCAAATTCGCAATGCAGAAGATAGTGCGAGATATTATTACAGATGGTATCACGAAGATGAGTAGATTATGATTAAGAATTCTGTAGTTACAAAAACACAAGCCTTGGCTCTTAAAGAACTAGGGTTTGATGAACCTACTTGTGGATACATATGGGACGACTGGAATACAATGTTCTTCTATGCACCAAGTAATAGCAATCACGTCGTAGGTTCCACATCAATTCCTACTATAGATGAAGCCATAGACTGGCTACGTCGTAAGTATAACATTGTTATCTACAACAAAATTGAACCATTTGTAGACCCTACGGATGAAACTCACAAAACAGTCCTATTTAAATATGGGATAAAACGTTGTGATTGTAATCACTTAGGTTGGAATGGTAGAATTGATTTGGGTGTGACGCGTTTATCCAAAAACGTGTACTCTCTGAAAAGAGAGGCTATTACCATTGCGTTAAAGTACATAAAATCTCAAAAGAGATAAACCCTAAGACCTAGAAGGGTAAAGTTCTAGGCGTGTATTAAATCAAGTTAATATGCCAAAAGAAAAAGTATTGAATCAACAGAATCCTCCTCTTCCTAAAAAGAAGAGGGTGGATTCAAACGGCAATAGTCGCATGCGATTATTTGCTAAAACAGGCACCGCCACAATGTGTATAGCTTCAAGTTTAACACAAAATGCCTGCGAAGTGTTAGAAGCCCATATCAAGGGATGTATTGAAAACCTTGGTGGTAAATCTGAATGTTCTTATCTGATAATAAGATGATAGTACGTAGGATACTAAAATGCAATGCTGAAATAGGGCGTTGTATTGAAATAACTAAACGAACTACGTCTGGTTATTATGGAAAATATTTAGGTGAAAATAAGGAATTCTTTATTGCACAAAATTTATATTGTTTTAAGAAAGTAACAGTTATGGCAATAGAAATAAGTGTATTAGAATTCGAAGCCCTTAGACATGCCATTCATATACACCACGACCTGTCTCCAATGTGGGAAAAACTTTTGAAAGTTCAACCAGAAATAATTAAATTCTGGAATAGAAGCGAAGGTGTAATATATGTATGGCCTAACGCAATTAAACGTCGGATATTTGGACATAGTATTCCGATGGTATACGTCGAAATAAAAAACAGGACATATGTATCAAACAGCTAATAACACAGAGAAACTGCCACCTGGGTTCTGGATAGGACTTATAGTTGTAGCAGCATTATTGTGGTTGCAACACTGCAAAGGAGGTGTTGTGCCATGAGTAAGAAACGCAAACCTGGTCAAATTGCCAAAATTGACGGGAAAATAGTTAGATGCAAGAGAAGAGAATTTGGATGTCAAGGATGTATATTAAATAGTATATCTTTATGTCCAAACATATCTAAGGTAGAAGAAAACTGCATTGAAAATGGAATAATATTTATAAATGTATGATGATTTGCTATATCGTCAGAAGCTGTGGTTCGTGAGAATAGCAGCTTCAATCTTTCAAATGCATAGAAATCAGCTAAAGCGGAAACCTCAAGCCCGCAAGTAGATATAAGGATGGTTGTTCAACACATCGCAGCAATACTTTGCTGTTGATTTCTGGAAACCCTATCAGAATCAACATAAAATGTTGCATGGTAAGCAAAGTTACATGTTGGTCAACTTTTCTACGAATGATGAGAGGGTGCATTAATGCACAGTCGTGGTCAGAGGAGACTTAAAAAGAAGCTGACACCCTGCTGGGGTATATTCCAGTTATCAGAGTTGTAGGTGCGAAAAACCTTCAATCCCACAGTACGTAAATATACACTTACCCCGAGTTGCTCATTCTGCAACAATAAGAGCTATAATCCAATAGGAACAGATGTGAGGGTATAGCGCGGGGAGTAGGACAGCCTCTATATTGTGCGTAGGTGCGAAACCAACTGTGGGAACTAGTTTGTGAATAGTCATAGTAATATTTTAATTTTACCATGTTTAAGTAGCTTTTTTTGAATCTTAAATGAAGCCAGGTAATGCTACATTGTGAAATATAGTATTATTGAGACAATACTCTGTTGTGAAACACAGTATTGGTTTTCTATTCACAACAACATAGGTTTAGTGACTGTACCTGAAGATTGGGTTTTATGCTTAATGGCAATGAGCACTGGTTACCATGAAAACAGTCACACACTATAATGTCCGAGGTTAAGGGGCACGTTTTCGCACGTGCGAGGTTGGAAGATGTAAAGCTTGCAAACATCTGGTAGGACATTTTTAAATTGAATCTTTTTGGGTTTAATTATAACATATTTTATTAACTTCTTTAAAAACATTTATCAAAAATGAAAGAATTTGGAAAAGTAGCAGGAATTATGCTAATCGCTATTGTTCTTGCAGTATTGGCTACACTTGCCATTATTAAGTGGAAGGGGGAACGTTTTCTACCCAAAAATTATGATTCGTCTGTAGAAGTAACTCAGGCGGATATTAACAACCCCGTTATCATATCTATTGCTGATGCTCTCGAACTTCAGCAAAAAATGAATGCAGAACGGGAAATCGACTCATTGTTCCTAGCCATGGGAAAGACTGACATGCACAATGTAATTGGAGTACTAATAAACAAAGGTGCTACAAACATTAAGAAAGTGGACATAGTCAGTGAGTTTAAAGCTGGACGAGCGGTATATGAAAACTTACCGGCTCCCGATTCGAAATCTAACCAGACTACAACACAAGATCCACCCATAGCTGAAATTAAGCTTGAAAGCCAGGGAACAACTACGGTGACGGAGGCACCGCCAACCCGGGTGGATAACTCTAAACAGCCTGCTAAAGACACTATTATCAATGGTAAGAAATATAAACCAGTTGAATAGTTATGAAACACGCTGTTATTATTGTGTATGATGGTACAACACCACCTGCACAAGCTATAAAAGATGCAACTGCTGCCATAGCACAGTACGGAGTTATATCAGATCTTGATAAAATTGCCGTATATGTGCTAGATGAAGCTGCTATCTTACAAGCTATAACTGCTAAAGCTATAGCAGGCACATCGGAACATGTGGAGTTCGAGAAACCAGAACATTGGGCTGCAAAACTTATCATAAATGACTTTAATGAAGCATTAATGTCAAAAGACTATGATTCGTTCAACACAGCCATTTCTATGAGATTGTCTACAGAGATATCTAGACGTCCTGAGACAAATTTTGTAAAAGCCATTAAGATATTATCAACAGAAAACTCTGAAACCAACATTGGTGATGAGTTTGCTAATATACTTGATGGAAGAATTTTTGCAATAATCCGTAGAAGTTTCTATTTGGTATGTCAAGGACGACACATAATATTCCGGTAAATCGTGTGAAAGCACGTCATTCAAACGCTATCCCTTATAAGAGAGAGCGTTGGGATGCAAGAGAAGAATTAGAAAACGTGGCTTATACCCACAAGTAATTAACAATTAAAATCATAAATCAATTATGGCAAAAGACAACAAGAAGACCATCTCTTTGATGGATGTGAACGAGGACAATTTCAGTGAGTCACTGAAGAGTGTTAACACCTTTGGCGAGGATATCGTCAAAGCTGCCGCTGAGAAGGAAGAAGAGGCTAACAAGGAGCGCAAGATCCGTGAGTACAACAGTATCAAGGATAAGGCTGTATACCTGAACCTCTCACTCGTAGCTCGTTCAAAGTATAGCAAGAAGTGTAACGACATCATGACCGAGGCCCGCAACCAGTCTAAGGCTCTGCTCGAGCGTGTCACCAAGGGTGAGCTCAGCGCTAATGAGTATGATGAGGAGCTGAAGAAGGTGATCGACGACCAGGTGAAGGAGGTCGAGAAGGTTGGCAAGACCCTGCGTAAGGATCTTGAGGAGCTGCGCAATGCATATCCTAACCACTGGTGCTATTCTTGGGACAACCCGTTCCAGCGCCTGAACCGCGCAATTGAGAACAACAAGTAAATCCTGCAATAGGCGAGAGCCTTGAGCCAGTACCTATAATGAGGAGACATGTTAAGATCGTTAGGCAGAGCCGTAAATGATCACTCCCTGTATAGGCCTGAATCGACAGGTCCACCGAGAGCCGGAGTATGGAGAGAGAAACTGTTAGTGGACGTGTTAAACGAATATGTATTTCGCATCATAGCCTTTGAGCAGATGTATTTGTATATATGAATTTAACTATATGGAAACTAATAAGCCTCTCTCAAGTTATGGGAGCCAGTGTGGCAGGTAAGCAGTGATCCAACGCTGTTAAAACTATTGGACCATTAGATCAAATCACTATCGTATTGAGCCTAGAGCCTGTGCTCTGCTAGGAATCTGGAGAACAGTATGCAACACTGTACGATATATCAAGAATGTGAACTATATACTATGTGTGAGCCTTGAGCCGGAGCATGGTCAATGTAGGAAAATTTAAGGTGAGGTTATAAGCGATTTGAGGCGTCGTATACCCTTGAGTGGACCAGCTATCCATGAGAGGTTAGAAAACTCGTCAGAGAGCCTGTAAATAGCCTTAAATCGAACGTTTCGGCTGATCCCCGATATGTTCAACTAGTGTACACGAACGTTTATCATTAACTCTGTTATTGATTCAAAATGTCACTTTGTTTGTGTACAACAAAGAAATCTTAGCGTGTGTGAGGTACGTTGTTCGGACGGGGGTTCGACTCCCCCCAGGTCCACTTTGACAGATACCGCAATCTGACAATTCCGCGATGGTAAACAAACGGTGATGTTCACCACGCACGCCCTCATAAGAGGGCATTTTGGGCTTGATTGGTTTTAGACGGGCAACTGAAGTAAACACATTAAGCGCTTTGATATAAAAATTAAACGGCAATTATAACATTGCAGACTATACGGGTCTCCAGGAGGCAGCGTAAAGTCGGTGGGACAGACTACCAAAGTGTCTGTTTTAGAGTGAGAATCGAGAAGGGATAAGGGGTTCGAATCCCCATCTCACTCCTATGTGGAAGGGCTTACAGAGGCTTGCCAGACACCACTCTAAAAACAAATGCCTCACACGGACCTTTAGTTTAATTGGTTAAAATACCGGCCTCATAAGCCGCGAGACTCTCAGTTCAAGCCTGAGAGGGTCCACAATATGCTAAACAAAACAGGATATCGACAGATGCTTAGGAACAGAGTCCCTAAATTTGTCAGCTTTGCTCTCAAATATTGCAAAGCCAAGGAGGCGTGGTTAGACCACGTATACAAGAACTTTATTTGGGTGTATGTTAGTAAGAAAGAACGGCTTGCGGAGACGAGACGCGTTCTTGGAATTACTAATCCAAAACGTCCAAATTTTGTATTTGAGGATACTATTGATTGGGATAATCTCAGTCAAGAAGAGAAAGCTTATTGGAAAAATGTAGCATCTTGGGTATCCTGGTTCATTAAAACCGTCCCCTTAATTGAGGATGAGTATAAAATCTCTAAGTTGAAAACTGACGACATAGTCGATTTAAAGCGTACTATTATGCTTAATTGGCTGAGTAAGTATTTTCCAACTAAGGAAGATGACGCAAAAACGCGTAAGAAGAAAAACAAGTTCATAAATGAATTAGTTGATTTTCTAATCGATTGTTTTGAAAACCGTATTAAATAAGATATGAGCGTATTTTCCAACTATTTGAGCCCTTATATAGAAGAGGGCATTTTGCAAGATGTGGATCAAACTAAGCCAAGTAATGTATACGCTCAGCTGAGTATCGCATACAATCAAGGCTCAGTTGGCGTTATGAACGCTACAAGGTGGTTTGTTCCTTACTACGAAGAACAAGATCCAGATGATTTTGATGAACAGCTTTTGTATGATATATGGTCAAATAATCATCTACAAGAATTGATAAAATGGTTTAACTCAAAAGTTATTCCAGAATTTACTACAATGTCGTATCAGACAATAAATGTCATAATAAGAATATTCTGTAGTAAACTCAATAAGCTTGTAGATGAAGGACTAGTGAGTAAAGAGACTGCAATAAAAATACATCTGAATCTTGTTGAAACAATTAAGGAAGAGCACACAGCCCTCATAAATGAGGACTTGCCCTTCTAGGGCTGTCCTTTAAGGTAGTCTTTGATGACAACAGCCCACAATTAAGAAGTATGAAAGATTCGTAGCAGTCGATCTGGGAGTACAGAGCGATGATTGGCAACTAGTGAAGGTACTCTAATCCTAAAGATAAGTCCAATTGAACCCTGCTCATACTTCTTACACTACAAGCAGCACCGTCTGTTACAGGAGTGACACCTTAATAACCGGTTAAATTTGTTTGATATGAAAGCTAATATTCCACGCATAACGCAAGAGGAAGTAGCTCTTATCAAAAGTGCTCAAGCAGGTAATATATCTGCTTATAATAAACTTTATGAAACGTATAAGGGATTTACAACAGATCTTTTATACAAATACCTCAAGGACTTCGATGAGGCGCGAGATATAAATAATCTTGTGTGGCTTAAAGTTTATCGAAAACTCTCGAAATTCACAGACTATTCGTCATTCGGCGGATGGTTGAGAATATTAACTAATCGAACTGCAATCGATTATTTACGTAAATTGAAACCTTCGGTATATATACCTGAGAATTTAGAGAACAATGATGTTCGACAAGTTCAAGAGGTAGATGATGGAGAGTCAGCGGCCGAATCGACTTCTTATCAACAAATACTTGAGGTTATCAGACAGTTCCCAGAAGACGTTCGTAGGATCTTCAACCTGTATTACGTAGAACATTTGACTGTTAGTGAGATTAGTGAAGTGACCAAGATTCCTGTCGGTACGATTAAGTCGCATCTTAGCAGGAAACGTAATTTAATTAAAAAACTCTTAAAATTATGATGACTTTATTAGCTTTTATCTCCATTATTGGTGTCATCACAGCAATTGCTCGTTACAATGAAAGTGAGAAGCTGTTTTGGAGTCTGCTCGTATCTTTTGTAGGTGCGTATGCAGCTGTCAATGTAGCAGTTAATCTGCTCAATGACAAGAAAGAGGATAAAGTTGTTATGATTGAAAAGTCCCCCATGCAGGTACTGGAGAGTGTGCCACTCCTTACTGGAGTTTTGGCAGACACATCTCTCTTAGTAACCATGCGGGAGAAATCCCCAAAGCCTGCAAGTAAGGATATGCTTTTCAATCTCGACAACAATGTCCTTAGTGAAGTCCATCGCAAGGCGCGTGGACAACCACAATGGTATATGTATTTCAGTGATAGTTGACTGATGTCAAACCACCCGAAGAATATACCCAAAAAGATTGACTTAAAACGAGCCTAGTCAGCTCATAGTATTAACAATTTAGACATTTATCAAAAATGGCAGATAAGAAAAACAAAAAGCCTGTAGTAGAAGCTCCTGTAGTGGAGAATCCTGCTACAGAAGAGGTACCCGAGAAGAAAACACCTGCAACTATACAGATGCCTAAACCCGGTATACCTAGTGGCTTATCACAGGACGCCAAAGTACAGTATGCAGCTGTACTTCAGCATCGCAAAGATGAGATGTTGAAAAATGGCGGTGAGGATGCCAACAAATATGTAGCACTCACACTGCTTGAGGATGCCACAATCCTCGATATTGCAGTGACTGAGGCAGTAGTTCGTAAGAATCCAATGGGCATTATCTTCTCTACTAATGAGAAGAACTGGACAATGCTTCAAGAGCTTGGAAAAGAGATGGGTGTAACCATCCGAGATTTCAAGAGTCTTCCAAAGCCAACAAAGGAGCAATTGAAAGCAGTTGGCCTTGAGGCAGCACCAGGACAGGTTGTTCTGAAACTCGAAGACAAGGATATTTCCAAGGAGGCAAAAGACAAGAAGAAGGCAGAAGCTGATGCAAATGCAGCAGCTGAATCTGGTAAGAAGGAGTATCTGGTAGATCATACCAAGATTGAGACCAACGAGCAGCTTGCTGAAGCGCTTGGGTTTCAGATGGTTAACAACAAGATCGCTAGTCCGCTTGATCGTATTATCACAGCAGCTCAGTTCTACCGTGCCTATCGTGAGGTTGCCGCCGAGAAGTCAGACGATCCGCAGGCTGAGCTTGCTAAGGTGCATGAGCTCACTATCGCTGATCTCCTTCAGGAAATTAGCACTATGGTGCCCCCCAGCTTCACCGCTGAAGGATTCGGCCGTCTACTTTGCAAGCGCATTGCCGATACTAAGAGCGTGGTACCAGCCTTTGAGATGCTCAAGCGCTGCAGTAAGAAGCGCAACGATAAGGAGTTCAAGTTCTCTGATGAAGAGATTGCAGCTCTGGTTCGCGTTCTCGTGGTTTGGAAGGCTTCTGCAGCTATAGCAAACCTTGGTGCTAATATCAAGCGTTTGTCTAAAGATGCTAAGAAGAACGCTGCTGCTATCGATAAGGCTAACGCCGATATCAAGGTAGAGCAGGAGTTGATGACATTTGTCACAAATCCATCGTTCGACCTCGCTGACAATTTCATTGCTGCTTATAACAATAAGGAGCATGAGTTGCACAATTCAGCTATCGAGGTTTATAAGAGTGTTGTCGAAACCTATTATAAGGATGTCAATGTTCCTGAATTGGAGTTTGAGACCATGTTGTTGAATGTTCAGCAGCACATAGGCATCGACATCAACCTCTTCAACGAATCCATGCTGAAGCGTGATGATTTTAACGAGAAGAACCTCGTTGCATTCGAAGCTGAAAAACCTGCTGAGGGTGAAGTAAAAAACGCATAACGGCTGCTAAGGAAATCGTTAGAAACTTAGTAAGCCGAATGCGGAATTATATTTTCGCATAATCTAACAATCAATGTTATGAAGCGTTTTACTACCATTCTGTGCTGCATTGCATTAATGATTGCAGGTGCTGGTCTTGCTATCAGCAACTTAAAGTCATTACCACAAAACACAATTGCAGCTGCTACGCCCTACTATCGACCGACTCCGGTCATTGTAGGTAGAACATTACCTCCCGCATACCGGTGCGAACTGGGCGAGAAGGACTCTGAATCGCGAGCAACTTCAAAAGACTCTGTCAACATTATAGACAGTGTTCGTTGGGTGACAAAAACCCGATGGAAGACTCGTTATCGTGATGAGGCTCGTATTACACATCACGATACAGGAAATGAAATGGCGGCTGTCACTCCAGACAGTTTGTCAGCAAAACCTGTGAATAACAATACGTTGGATCGTGAGGAGCATTCCAAGGATAGTGTTGTAACTTCTAAAGGTACATCTATACAACTTACTGTCGACGGTGAAGTTGTATATTCCAAAAACGATAATCACTCCGGGGTGGAGGGCCAGTGAGGATTCACTGGCTCTCTAGCCAGTTTTGACAACCCGTCAGCGCACATAAACGGTCTCATTAGCCGGCGCGAAAATAGTACTACTTGATCCGAGAATATGTTAGCCTGCTCAACAGGTGAGAAACCCAAAAGGTAGGATGAAATGCTATGATGTTGTACGTACTATACAACTGAAAAGTTCATAGTAAGTGGGGAGAGCGTATGTATCAGACCCCAACACATATATAAACCAGACAGGTTCTTTATGCCTGATCTAGACTCATGAAGTGTGGAATATATGTAAGGAAGACGCGTTGAGTAAACCGAAAAAGAAATGCTACTGCTTGTTCATGCAATTCTTGAGTAGCTCTAAACTGAACCGTATCGATAGATCTACTATAAGCGATACATAGTAGTAGAATCACGTTACACGAGTTGAACATGTAGACAAGATGCCAAACCCTACATGATGTATCAATTCACAATAGCTGTAGTCCAGTGTCACAGGTCTCCAAAACCTGCATTGAGGGACGAGTCTGAGCATATTAGCCTAGCAGAAGGCTTGACTGTCTGCGCTGTACCGTAACTACGGTCCTTGAAGAAATCCTTCTAGTTTCGATTACTAGATGACCACCTTTGAGGCTACGGTCCCACTGGGTCACCGGGGATGGGGTGCTGAGGAAAATGTGATGAAGACAACCGATGAGCTTTTGGTCGTTTATTCGGTATATAAAAGAGAAAATGACCGCTAGGTAGATGGCGCTACCTATGGCGAAGTAGGGCATAGATGCTTAAAGGCCACGCGAGTGAAGTCCGCGAGTAAGACTATTCTAAAGTTATGAAAGACTATGGTAAGCGATAGTTGAGTAATATAGATATGAGATGTACCAGAGGAAATGCTGGAGTCGAAGGATGACAACCTGACAGTCAAAAACAATCTTTTTAGAGTGAGATGGGTCGATTCGAAGCGTGTGCAACCAGTACACAGGGAGATCGCTCGACACGACGAAGATAATAATATGATTTGGACACTGTTGTACTATATCAGCGAGAGTAGTAAACCCGTGTGCGGTATAACTTGATCCTAAAGATAAATCATATGAAAATAATCGAGTGTACTATTAACATGTTTAACAAAAATTGGCGTCCCTCTATGAAATCTATTACGTTAGTATATATCGGGTTAGAATCCGCTACCTCTCGTTGTATGAGAAGGAGCTGACCATTTTAGACGTAGGATAGAGAAACCGAGTGCCAACCGTTCCTGAGAAGCAAATAGACAAGATAGTAGGCCAGAAGCTTAGACAGCAAATCTAAGTGGTGCGTCCAGACTATGAAGTCAATATACGTAAACGATGCAAGGCAGCTTATCGCGAAGTGAAATCACCTCCCTGTCTCGGAGGGGTAAAGCGACTCGTATGAAACCTCTGTAGTGGAGTTAGTACTACGGGAAACCGATGAAGCGGAACATTAAGTGGGTGATAAATCTTATAAGCGTATGAGGTGGAATTCCTCCAGTATTCGTGCACTATAAACAGAAGACAGCAGCAAAGCTGAATGCACAACAAAAAGCCGTACGTCCACGATGGGTTTTGGAGCCCTAGACAAGTCCGATAACACAGGTTAGATTTAGCCTGAGATGCCAAAAGCTGATAAATTAAACGGCCAGAACTCTATGGCAAAAAATGAGTCGAGAACGTTATTACTGCTGTTAGTCTCGTTAAATATTCAGAAGTATCGTAGTAGTCTTTTATTATTTTGGAAAATACGGAAGATATACTACACTTTATTGGTTTAAATTTCTTGAATCTAAGAGCACTAGGCCGTGACCATCGCAAGATGTAGCTACTCTGCCAACGAGCTCAAGAAATATTGTACAAAACTCAATATTGTGTTTCATATTTGATGCTTGAATGCATAACTGGCATTTAGCGCTTTAGACGATTTTATACTTATGGGTATATATGTCCTACCGTTGGACTCCCGTTGTATTGATTGAGCTTCACTTAAGGAATATAAAAATACAACTAAGTATGAAAGTAAACGCGCTTCCCATGAGCATAGCACAACCAGAAGAAGAAACAAATTAGAAACACTATAGATTTTTAGATATCGTACCACACCTTTTCAAACAGGGATGTAGAACGTATCAAACTTTTAATGGCAACGTCCGAGCCGAGAGGACATATTATATTCACCTGGTGTCGTTGGTGGATCAACCACGATATCAAAAAGGACACAAAAATCATGAGTGAAGTAAACATGAACATCGTTACCGAGAATATCGGTAAAATTTCTGCCCTGGGTTCACACCTGGGAGGTAAGTATTTTAAGACAGCTGCCAAGGAGACTTGGACAGACTTCGACAACCAGAAGCGTGCAATCGAGTTGGATGCCTCTGGTTTGGGTTTCATTCTCAACCGCTCACCTCGTAAGTTCGAGGTTCGCGATTTCGACGTAATTGCTCAGGCAATTCGCACAACTCCCGACAACACAACCGTCGTAGTATTTAACCCTGGTACAGAATCAGAAGCTGAAGCTACTATCATAGCTGGCGAGACTGGTTTCGGTCAGGCTACTGATGAGGCTCTTACAGAGGCTCTCCGTGGCGAGAATCGCATTTTTGCGAATGGCCCGAAGCTGTTGGCTAAGATTAACAGCTACAATCAGCATGAGCTCGATCGTCTGAAGGGCCTCATTAAGGCTTTGCAGGCACAGGCTGATTCTATCATCTCTACGATGAAGGCCAACGAGAAGAAGGTAAACGACTATGAGGCTAATGTAGCCAAGTCTATGGCTGCACTGAAGCCAGTTGGTTCCGATAACGGTGGAGGTTCTGTACAGATTGTTGTTGAGAAGGCTTAATCATGGCACAGTTTGACGACGAGCAGAAACAGCGCATCGTCCACTTGATTAACGCATTATTAGTTGAACCAAAAATTCGAGAGAATGTAGTTAGTGACTTTGCAAAACATAAGCGAGGTTATAACAACCTTCTCATAGTTATAGAAAACTCAAAGATTTATTTCGGCAAATATGATTGGAATGATTTCTTTGGGAGTTTCTTTAACAAATTGATCAAGTGCTATGAAGAGATTAGTTTCTCTGATTTCTTCATTAAGACGTGGGACGCACTTGTGGGCATGACAGTAGGTACAGCGGCACATAAGGCTGTCCTTGAGGGGCTTTCGCGGGAGACTCTACTTGAGGGCATTCACAATCGCAAGTACGACTGGATTGTCGATCGATTCTTCGACGTATGTCGACACTTAACGAAAGACGGATATTGGAAGACCATAGGGACGAAGACTGATCTCGACGATCAGCCTTCCCACCATGTAAAAGGTTGTCCTTTCTCCGACGGCGTAGAAATACATGTCAATAAGCAGCCACAGTCGCCGCCTATGACATGGCGAGTCGTAGACTCAGTTGGAGAGACATTTGAAATACTGAATGTACGTTGGATGGGTGGAGGACGCAACTAGTGACTCTGCGGGGTACACAACATAGTTGATACACACTCATCTGGAGGCATTTAAGCATTAGAATGAATCTCTAGAACGATATTGGTGCGAGAATGTATATTCAACTTCTGCGGGAGATTGATATAATATACACTCTCACACCATCTTTTTAAATTTGTGGGGATTCGTTTCGCCACAGATTACAAGGTAAATGATGCTCGAATTCAATTAATTAACATGTCTAACAATTTAAATCAATTTGCCTATGACAAAATCAATTAAGTTGAATTCCGCTATAATTCTTAGTTCAAAGAAGAAGATTGACAATGATATTACTAAGTTTAGTCATATCATCCGTGATGAGAATGTGATGTCCAAGAAGGCTAAGGCAGCAGGTCAGGGTTCTGGTCTGGACCTCAAGTCTCTTTATAATACTATTCAGCAGCTGCGTACAAAGCGTATTATGCTGAAGGGTATGATCCAGTATCTTAATATGGGTACTACAACATTCAGTTACGAGGACTTTAAGAAAACCAATTATTTCGCTATTTTCTCTGCCTGTGAGGCTAAAGAGGACATCACTCTGTTGAAGATGATTAAGACTCTGAATCCCCAGATGAAGGCCCAGAAGGGTAAGAAGAACATCGGTTCTACTGAGACTTTCTCTAAGGAGAAGATTGCTCAGTTGATACATGATCAGCAGCTTGAGGCTAATAAGTTTGATGCTATGTTAGAGAAGTTTAATACTTCTGCTACTATTGAGATTTCAGAGGAGAACTCTGATGATTTCAAGGAGTATCTTACTACATAATATAATTGGTTAGATTAGATGAACGACGTGTAAAGAAACGTTAGGCAATATGAGGTTCGAATCCTCAACTAATCGCAAGTTTATCCCGCAAAGTAAACTTTAGTATTAACACTTTAAAAACATTATCAAAATGAGTAAGAAGAATTTCAAGGTGGCAACGACCGAGAATGGTAAGACCCCAAAGCAAGATACAAAGCATGTGTTTGCAACAACAAACATTAAGAAAGATAAGACTCCTACGGGTAAAGTAAAGACAATGAAGGATAAGGAAGAACTTCAGAAAGCTCGTGAGGAACAGTATAAGAACTTCCGTATCAACGCATTGAAGCGTCGTGCTAAGCGCATGGGCTTATCAGAAGAGCAGACACAGGTAAAGATCAAGGAGCTTGTCTCACAGATAGAATCTCCTAATCAGTACAACGTGCTCATCTGGTACAATCCGAACGACTTCGACATGATGAAACAGGCACTCTTGAATGAGGACCTTGTAGTAGATATGATGACTACTACGTATCTGTTTATTACAGCAGATTCCGATACGTTGGCAACTCTGCGATCAATAGCACCTCCAAGTGCTAAGATCTACCCGTATGTGAAGCGCAAGCCGCCAATCTTGCCTTCACCAGCGCCTTCTGGACGTGGTAAGAAGACCCGTACGAAGGCTGAGAAGAAGAATCTCGCAGCAGCAGCCAAGAAGGCTCGCAAGGCGGCTAAGAACCTCAAAACAAAGGAGGCTAGACGTCAGCAGGCCATAACGAAGCACAAGGAAGAGTGCAACAAGGCTGCTCGTAAAGCCAAGAAGGCTAAAATGTTGTTCGATAAGCGCTGTAAAAAGTCCTCTAAGAAGGCCGATAAAAAGCAGGGTGGAACAACTGTAAGCCTTGTGAATAAAAAGCCGTCAGAGAGCCTTAAAAAGGCCTCTAGAAGCGTAAAACAGGCTGCGTAAGAAAGGAGGTGAATCATGAAGAATTATCGTATAATTAAGGGCAAGAAAATTCATTTGAATCAGCTTGCATCCATGAGTCGCCAATTCACCGTTAAGAATACAAAGAAGAATATTTCTCCTATAATAGAACACGAACGTGTTGGCGGTGATGTTCCTAAGGATATGCTCATAACTAATCCTTTAACAGGCAACCAGTTTGTAATGGATAATCCTCATCCAATATCAGGTAACTATGGAGTAACCATTACAGGTTATGATTGGATTCCTGTAGATGAGTATAAGGCTAACAATGGTTTACTCTGGGAACACAAGAAATATCCACAGCCAAAGTCTTGTTGGATGGAACTGAATGGACACGGAAAGCCAACATTAATAAAGTCTATATCACTTCATACAGATCCAAAAAAGATGAATAAGATTCAGTATTGTGAAAAGCTTATTGAGCATAAGCTCAAGAAGTGGGAACGTAAGAACCCGGTTCCAGCTGATATGTTCACTGAGGAGGTAGAGAAGTGGAAACAACTGCGAGAAACAATGAAAGAACGATTTAGAGATTTCGTCGTCTCTATCTACGACCCTCTACCCTTGACTGGACGATTCGTCGTAGCCAAGGAAGGATCAGCAGCTTATACAGAAGAAAAAGTTGCTGATATAAAGGATATCGATGGTGAAGGACATCGTGTAAACGAACTTCCCAAAGATTCCAAATTAATGAAGAAAGCTCAGAAGATTACCAACGAGACGAAGGCAAAACGCAAGAATCTCGTTGCTACTAATCTGAAAGACCATAAGCGGCAGAAAGGTCGGATAATCTTACCTGAAGCTGCATAATACATATTACACACACTCTTCGCAACGGTAGTTGTGTGATGTGGGCGTACTACCAGAGTCATATAGACGTTAGGATGGTTCTCTATAAAAAGGAGAGTGGTTCGATTCCACAGTATGTGCTAACTAAAAAGTAGAAGCATGATAATTAAAGGCATGGTCGTATGGACATACGACATAGAAGTCTTCGAGAACTGCTTCCACTGTTGTTGTAAGAACACGGAGACAGGACAAGTCATCAAATTCGAAATAAGCGAAAGAAGGAATCAGCTGGCAGAGCTAGTCGATTTCTTCTTTTATAGTCTCGACAACAAAATGTTTTGTGGGTATAATAACCATCATTACGATGATGTTATTATCAACTATATGATAGACCTGTTTTACAAACTCGACCAGTTACCATACTGGAAGATATGTAGATCGCTGTATAATCTTTCAACAACTATAGTAAATTCAGAAGATGGAAACATCGACAAATTTAAAAAGTGGAAGTATGCGAAGTACTTCTATTCAATGGATTTACTAACGATGCAATTTAGTCAGAAATTGCGCGTTGGTCTTAAGACCATGCAATGCACTATGCACTACAGAAACGTACAAGAGTACGACGGCGACTTCAATCTACCTATTCCAGTAGATAAGATTGATGACATGATTGCATACAACATTAACGATGTTGAATCTACAACAGAACTCCTAAATAGATTAGCAGACCAAGTCGAGCTTAGACTCTTTATTGAGAAAGAGCACGGCATAGATTGTTTGTCTATGGATTCTGTTAAAATGGCGGAAACCTTTCTACTTGAGAAATACTCCGAGAAGTCAGGTATTCCTAAAAATGTTATAAAGGAAATGAGATCTCCGATGGATTATATTCCATTGAAAGATGTCATACTGCCATTTATAAAATACAAAAACCCAAAGTTACAGAGCGTCTTAGAGGAAATGAAGGAACAGGTAGTTTACTCTAAGGAGCGAAAAGGCTACGAGAAGAAGTTCGTTCTCTCGAATGTGGTATATTCTATAGGAGTTGGAGGTATCCATACTATCCATACTCCTAAAATATTCCTCCCAAAAGATGATGAGGTGATTGGGCACGCAGATGTGGCGTCTATGTACCCATCCTTGCTCATTGAATACCAATGGGGTCCTCGTCATTTGGGAAAATTGTTTTGCGATCTATTTGCCGGATTGAAAGCCGAAAGGCTAGAAGCAAAACATACAGGTCAGAAAGTTAAGAACATGTTCCTAAAGATTGTGCTTAACTCACCTACAGGCAAGATGCAACAAGAAGTTAGCTGGATGTACGATCCATTCAACGTATTTAAAATACGTATAAATGGTCAGTTAATACTTCTTTTGCTCGTAGACAGGCTTTTAGATCTCGGATGTGAGATTATTCAGTGTAATACTGACGGAGTCGTCTACAGGGCTAAAAAGGGCCTTAAACAGGCGATTTCAGATGCTATTAAGGAGGTAGAAGCCCTTACTAGACTGGAGTTTGAATCTGATGAGTATGAAGCGTTCTATCAATATGCTATCAATGACTACTTTGGTGTCTTGAAAGATGGAGAGATAGAAGAAAAAGGTATGTTTATTACAAAGAACAAGTTAGGCAAAGGACTTGCACCTGTGGTTATACCAAAGGCGGTAATAAACTACTTCGTGAAAGGAGAACCAGTTGAAGAATTTATTAAATCTGATGGAGACATCAGGGACTTCCTTATGAGCCAACAGGTTGATAAGAAGTTTGAAGTGTTTCACGGGGAAGATCGAGTGCAACGCATTAATAGATTCTACGCAAGTACTAATGGATATTCTTTGTTTAAACGAAAGTATAACGAAGATGCAGGTAAAACATACGAATTGGAGTACGATCCAAGAACGTATACTATCCCAGAGTACAACGAATACAATATGCTAACTAAATCAGGTGTTACGATCCTGAATCAGTTATATGACACTACTGTAGAAGGTCGTAAGATCAACTATAGGTACTATATCAGTGAAGCCAAAAAGATAATTGCTGACTTTACTGAACAACAATTAGAACTATTTTAATATGATTATTGAAGTAGACACAAAAGTCCTGGACGCGTTTCCAGGCCTCAATTCAAATCAGTTAATATTCCTAAGTATGATATTGGGTAAGAATCAACCAAAATATCAAGACGTCCGCAAATTAGTCAGCCTTATAAGCGACGAAGAAATATCATACTTAGTAACTCAAGAACTAGTAACCGCGATAGAGAGCGGTGAGTCAATTACATATCAACCTACAGACAAGCTTATATCTGCGGTTAAACCAGAGAAAGATTATTTCGATGTGTTTTATGATATGTACCCAGTGTACGTAATGCGAGCGGATGGGAGTAAATCCTATCTTCGTGCAAATGTGAACAAATGCCGTCATTTCTTTAATACGAAGTGTGGTAGAAGTTCTGCAATGGCCGAGCACCTTATAAAGTGTCTTGACTATGAAGTCGCAAAACGAATGCGAGAAGGTTCCCTTGGTTATATGATGACGATGTGGAACTGGTTAACTCGTTCACAATGGGAAGCGATTGAGGAAGAAATGCAGGATACAACTAAACAAGCTGTAAACTCCTATGGAACAGAACTTATCTAATCTTATTCGTCCTATGCGTGTAGTAGCCCAAGAGACTATAAACTATGTAGAAGGGCGAAAGAACCACAATGTGGTATCTCTACAGACTAGATGGAAGAAGTTTAATAGGCAATGTATGGGTGGTATTGAACCTAATACTATTTATACATTTGGCGGTATTTCTGGAACAGGAAAGAGTTCGTTAGTGAACACAATCCAAACTGATTTGATAGAGCTAAATCCTTCTAGGGATATAATAATTCTGAACTTCTCATTAGAGATGGTAGCATTTAGGCAAGTTGGAAGGACGCTTTCTAATAAGCTCAGGAAAACGACTTCGACTTTGTATAGCTCGGAAACGAGCCTTGATGATAGCACTTTTGCTCAGGTCATTAAAGTATGTAACCAGCTAAAGGAGTATCCTATTTACTTTGTAGATAGTCCTACTACTCCCATGCAAGTTCAAGAGATTGTATTTAATTTCTATAATACGTATGTAAAAGGTACAGGAAAGCATTTCATTATACTATATGACCATGCTCTCTTGACCAAACCGATCGGAACCGTACTGGAGACGATTGCAGAGTTACAACGTGTTTTCATTCAGGTTAAGAAATTGCCAATGACATCTGTTATACAGATTGCTCAGATGAATCGAAATATAGAAGCTCCTGAAAGGATTAATAATCCGCTGTCGCATTACCCTATGCGTAGCGATTTTTCATCGTCTGATGCAATTTTCCAAGGCAGTGATTATGTCATGGCTCTACATCGACCAGAGATTTTGAACATCTTAGAATATGGTCCAAATCATTTACCTACTCAAAACAAGGTATACGTGCACATCCTAAAGAATAGAGATGCTGGTAAGCCTTGCATACTCGAATTCGAGAACGACCTAATGTTCAACAACCTCATTGAATGTTAATGCATCAGACTAGTATTAACGTTTTAAAAGAAAGGCTGAATTATGACAAAGTATACTTTTTCTCTTAAGGATAATAACAAGATTAACAATACCTTTTGTGGCAACACCAATACAAACTATTCTAAGATTCTTGATGATCTTATCAATGCTGATATAAAGGAGAAGAACCCGTGGTTGTTTACCAGTACTAGTAGCACTCCTAAGACGGAGACTATTAAGATTAAGATTAATGGTAAGACTACCAATACTTTTGATATGACTGATATCTATAAGTTCTTCTATGGTTATAAGTTTACCGACAACAGTAGCTCATGCCCCTTTATTAAGGATAAGATCTATTATCTCGCAGACGGTACTCCTTTCTACCTGACTGATGATTACATCACGATTGGTTTTAATACGTATTACTTCTACGAGTTTGGCACCCCCACTTTTATTAGTGGTCTGTCAAAGGATTTTAAGAAGACTATTGCTACAATTTATATTGATGGTCTGAAGATTACTATTAAGAAATAATTTAGTATAATTATGAGCTTAGTACTACCAACACAACCAGTTCCTGCGACTTCGGTCAATCCTCAGTATCTTATACTGTATGGACTGCCGAAATCAGGAAAGACCAGCTGTGTTGCTCAAATACCTAACAATCTGATTATAGACCTTGAAGGAGGTTCTACTTTTATTGATGCTATGGCTATACAAGCACGCACGATAGAAGACCTTGGTCAGATTGCTCAGGCTGTTCGAGCTAAGAACGATGAAGTTGGTCACAAATTTTATAAACATATTACAATTGATAATGCAACTCGTCTAGAGGATATTTGCATGAGTTATGCTTGCACTCTTTATCGGCAAACAGAGTTAGGAAAGAACTGGAAAGGTACTGACGTAACTACGCTTGCTCGTGGTGCTGGATATGGTTATCTTCGAACAGCAG